GCCCCCGTTCAGACGGTGGCTTCAGCTTCAAGAAGCGTAAAGCCTGGTCGCAAAACCGTGAGACTCACATCGTCTCAAGTAGCAATAGCTAAAAAATTAGGTGTGCCACTCGAAGAATACGCAAAACAATTAAAAAACACGAAGGAAGGAGCGTAAAATGGAAAAAGATAACAAAACTTCTCGTGCGAGCCAAACACGGTCAAAGTCTGAAAGACCAAAAGTGTGGGTTCCTCCATCTTCTCTAGATGCACCCCCTGCACCTGATGGATTCAGGTATAGATGGATAAGAGCTGAAGTCGTAGGATTTCAAGATACGAAAAATATAACTGGACGATTAAGAGAAGGTTATGAATTAGTTCGTGCCGAAGAAATTGAAAACGCAGATGATTATCCTGTACTTGATGAAGGTAAATACAAGGGAGTGATTGGGGTTGGTGGCCTTCTTCTTGCGAAGGTACCTGAAGAGATCGCTAGGCAAAGATCGGAATACATGACTAACCGTCATCAAGAACGAGACGAAGCTGTAGCGAACGATTTATTAAAGGAGCAAGACCAGAGGATGCCTATCAATGTTGACAGGCAGTCTCGTGTAACCTTCGGTGGTACAAAGAAATAATTTTATTTCTCGGGATAACAACCAATTCCCTATCATCGATTTTAAATAACAACTGTTGAAATAGGAGACAACAACTATGGCTAATAGAAACACACAAGGTTTCGGTCTAGTACCAGCAGGAACTCTTGCAGGCGTAAGCGTGCAGAACCAAGGTAAGTACTTTATCGATGCCGGACATAGCACAACTATTTACAATGGCGAAGCGTTGAAATCTGCTTCAGGTTACGTGATTGGCGGACAAGGTTCTGCTGCTCCAGTATTAGGTGTCTTAAATGGTATCTTTTACAATGCGGCTGACACTTTAAAGCCAACGTTTGCTAATTTTTACAAAGCAACAATCACACCTGCAAACAGTGAAGACATAACTGCCTTTGTATTAGACAACCCTCTCCAGCAGTACGTAGTTGGTTTAGACGCTGCTAGAACACAAGCACAGTTCTTAGAAACTTATGATATGAATGCATCAGCAGGTAGTGATACTACTGGTAAATCATCATCAACTTTGGACTCAAGTGAAACTGGCGCGGATAATAAACAATTTAGATTACTTAGATCTGCAGAAGATCCTGAAAATGAGGATATTACTGCAGCTAATTTTTCTGCTGTTGTTTGTATCAACTTAATCGAGCTACAATCATAATAGGAGTATATAGACTATGGCAATATCAAGATCACAACTAGTTAAAGAACTAGAGCCGGGCCTAAATGCACTATTTGGGCTGGAATATAAAAGGTATGAAAATCAGCATGCTGAGATTTATACTGCAGAGTCATCTGACAGAGCTTTCGAAGAGGAAGTAATGTTATCTGGCTTTGGAAACGCACAGGTGAAAGGTGAAGGATCTGGTGTATCATTTGATGAAGCACAAGAAACCTTCTCAGCTAGATATACTCACGAGACAGTAGCTTTAGCATTCGCGATTACTGAAGAAGCAATCGAGGATAACTTGTATGACAGACTTGCGTCTAGATATACAAAAGCTTTAGCGAGATCTATGAGTAATGCTAAACAAGTAAAAGCGGTTGACCCACTTATCAACGGATTTGGAACATTCAAATCTGGTGATGGCGTCGCTTTATTTAGCACATCTCACCCTACAGTAGCAGGTACTTTCAAAAATACTTTGTCTACTCAAGCAGACCTTAACGAAACTTCGTTAGAACAATCAATGATTGACATTGGTAAAATGACTGACGAAAGAGGTCTAAGAGTTGCAGCAAGAGGATTGAAAATGATCATTCCTTCTGAGCTTCAGTTTACAGCTGAGAGATTGATGAAATCTCAAGGTAGAACTGGAACAGCTGACAACGATATAAATGCAATCGTATCTATGGGTATGGTTCCTCAAGGTTATAGAGTGAACAATTACCTAACAGATACAGATGCGTTCTATATCTTGACAGACGTACCAAACGGTATGAAAATGTTCAATAGAGCTCCATTGACAACTGCAATGGAAGGTGATTTCGACACTGGCAATGTAAGATACAAAGCTAGAGAAAGATACTCATTTGGTGTATCTGACCCTAGAGGTATCTTTGCATCTCAAGGTGCGTAATAACTAAATTTATGGGGCCGCCTTAAAACGGCCCCATTTACACATAAACTGGTGAGATTCATGAAAAAATTTTTAGTACAAATATCTGCTTACGATTACTACACAAAATTCCATGTCCTATCCGAGGACAACCCACAATCACTTGAACAATCAATCCTTGACAAACTTGGAGAAAACAGTATAACGTGGGAGTATATGGGTGATATGTATGACGCCCGTAAACACAGAATAACCTATGAGGAGGTTATAGATGGACAACCACATCCAGGAGCTTTATCAACAGAAAAAAGCTCTAGACAACAAGTGGGAGCAGGAACATAAGAGTGAGGGAAGATACACTCTTAATATGGTCAAGATCGACAATAAAGTTAGAGAGTTGATTAACCATATAAAAATGGCAGAAGCACAAGCTGCACATAAAACTGCACCCGAAGTTTCTGTAGCTACTTAATAAAAAGCTACATCGTTGGAAAAATCCAATCCACATTACAGGCTCTCTTGCGCTCTATTCAAAACTAGTATATAGTTTTGTCACTATACAATTAATTAGAATACTGACGAGTATAGTCGACGGCCTAGAGACAGTATTCGGAAAACTAGGAGGATATAATTATGGCAACAACTACATTTTCGGGACCGGTAAAAGCGGGATCGATAAGAGAAGGAGCTAGTGCTAATACAGGATTTGTATTAATGGCTCAATCAGCAGTAATCGATATTATTGGTGCAACTGCTACAACAACTGTAGGAATCATACCTGCAAATTCACAAATCGTTGACGTTATATTAAACGTTACAACTGTCAACAATGACGGTGGAACTGCTACTGTTCAAGTTGGAAACTCAGGTGATACAGACGAGTATCTACCAGCTACTAACGTAAAAGCTTTAGCAACAACTAGAGGTACGATTGGAACTGAAGGTACAGACATTGGCACATCTGATCAAACTGTAACTGCTACATTCACAGCAGCTAACGGTGACGGTACTACAGGTGCAGCGACTGTTACTGTTTTGTATATACAAAACAATAATTTATCATAATTAATTTAATGTGGGGCTTCGGCCCCACAGTTTAATTAAAGGAAAAAATATGAGTTCAGATCAAAAATTTACAAACATAGCAAGCACAGGACAAGTAAAAACTATTTCAGGTGGATCAGTAAATATAGGACCATGTAGAGTTACTTATATACAAGGTAATGGCGTGGCTTCTTCTACATTAGTTTTAAGAGATATTTCATCTGGTAGTTCAGGAGACAAAGTTTTCGAAGCTGATTTTGGAACAGAAGGTTTAGATATCATGATTCCAGGAGACGGAATTAGATTTGAAAATGGTGTCCATGCTACTATGACTAACGTTACATCGGTTACTATCGGATACACTGGCTAGGAGGGTAAATGGCTAACACTACCTCTGGTACAACTACTTTTGATAAAACTTTTTCTATTGATGAAATAATAGAAGAGGCTTTTGAAAGATTAGGTATTCAAAACGTATCAGGTTATCAGTTAAAAACTTCAAGAAGATCTTTAAATATAATGCTTCAAGAATGGGGCAATAGAGGTATTCACTATTGGGAAATAGCTGAAACAAATATTGATTTGATTGAAGGTCAATCCGAGTACAAATTTTTTAGATCATCTGGTGATGGCACAAGTGCTGTTTCAACTCCTGCTAATATTTATGGAATGTCCGATGTCCTTGAAGCACAATTAAGATCTAATAGAACTCAAACCACACAATCAGATAGTCCAATGACCAAAGTTGATAGATCTGTATACGCAGGTTTTTCAAACAAACTATCAAAAGGCACACCTAATCAATATTGGGTACAAAGATTTATTGATCATGTAAGTATTAGTGTCTATCCAACACCAGATTCAACTAATGCAACAAAAGACATGCACATATATTATATTAAAAGAATACAAGATGCAGGTGCATATACAAATGCAACTGACATGCCTTTTAGATTTGTGCCTTGTATGGTTTCTGGTTTAACATATTATTTAGCTATGAAATATGCACCACAACTAATACAGCCAATGAAATTAGTATACGAAGAAGAGTTTCAAAGAGCGTTAGCAGAAGATGGTTCTGATTCTAGCACTCACATATCACCTAAAACTTACTATCCAGGTACATAATGGGAAAATACGCAACAGGTAAATACGCAAAAGCAATATCAGATAGATCTGGTGTAGAGTTTCCATATAGAGAAATGGTTAGAGAGTGGAATGGTTCTTTTGTTCACTACACAGAATTTGAACCCAAACAACCACAACTACAACCAAGATCACAATCTGGAGATGGTATTGCATTATTAAATGTTAGATCAGATAGAGTGGAGCCAGCATCAGCTGCTTTGTTAGGAAACAATCCTTTTTCAATAACATCAGGTTCTCAAACAATAACTGTTACAGAAAAAAATCATGGTAGAACAACTGGTGATACAGTC